CCGTTAAACGACCCAAGATCACTATTTCCAGATCCGTAAACCTTAGCATCGAATCCAGCCATCGACCCCATAATCTCATCGTAATGACAGAAACCTCTGCGACCCATCAATGACTGAGAGAAATTAATTACTGTCTTGTTTTCTCCAGTCCATCCTTTAAACTCATCCGGATCTTTATAGAATCGAATCATTGCTGTCTCACCGGCGAAATTATTGTAAGCTCTCTCCTTGGGGGAATAGCGGACTATCTCTAATCCATCATCAAAATACTTCTTGAGCATCTTTTCTTGAGATGGTTTGTTTTGCCCTATACCTCGCCAAATAACCCTTTTGTGTTTTATCTTATCCCAATTCTCTGTCAAAGGCTTCTCGTTCTCTCCAGACATTATAATGATCACATCATAAGGTTCGATCAACTCAGGAGGTAAATTTGTCTTGGGATGTTGGGCAGTTAAATCAAAGAATCTCTGATCGAATTTTGCACCAGGAATGCCGGGCCTAGGAAGTGTGTAAGCACCTTTGGGATCTCTATAACAACCATTAGAATAAACCTCAAATCCCATATCTGTCAAAAGCTTAACCTCGTCATATTCTAAAACAGCGTGGCATGATATATACTGTATTTTCATATAAATTTATCAAAAAGAATTTTTAAAGCCTCTTTCCACCCTAGTTTAAGATGTTTCATCTCTTGTGTCACCTGTATATTTCTTGGTTGCCCTTCCACGCGTGGATCATCAGCCCCACTCATATCATCAAGTCTTCTTATTGTCAGGTCGATCTCGTATATAGGGTAAAGTGATATTGCCATATTTTTATTGTAATATCATTGTCAACCGTTTGTCAAGTGATTATTAATTTCTAACAGTCTTTTTTTCATAAGTTTACCCACCGCTTCCAAACTAAACCTCTTCTCGACCAATTCCTTTCCCATCTCTCCTTTTTTGCTTGCTTCGCTCTGATTCTCAAAACACCACCTCATCGCCCGTCTAAGAGCACCTACGTCCACATCGCCCCAATTCTGGTCAGGTAAATACCAAATATTATTCCGATCCACATTCTTGACCGGGATCATTTTACATGGTATAAGCTTGGCGACATCTCCGATGTACTCGTGAATCCCTCCTACGTTAGTCGAAACAACAAACTTTCCCATCAGCATCGCCTCCATTTGTGGAATACCCCATCCCTCTCCTCGATGAGCAGAAACGTAACAGTCGAAAGTTTTGTGAAATCGGTAAATCTCCTCTCTAGTCATCAAACTCGTATAAGCATAAACCGGAGCATAGTTTTTGAGTCCTAGCCTCTTTTTTGCCATTTTTAATTTGTCTCGGATCAATCTCTTTTTTTCGGGGGTGAAATTGTCGACATACGCCTTGATTACTAGGGATACTCCAGGTGTATCCTCAAACTCTTTCCAGAAAGCCTCTAGTAAAGCGGTCGGGTTTTTCCTCTCCGTCCATTCAAAAATAGAATAAAAGTTGTAGTCCTTATTATTCGCAACCATAAAAGGCAAAACACTAGGAGCAGGAGTTTGAATAGCCTCTGGGATAATTGTGATTGGAACTTTTACTCCGGCTTTTCTAATTGCCTCTGCATTAAACTCACTCCCTGTCCAGATCTCCTGACACATGTTAGCCCCCTTAGCAAAAGATGGAGGTAATTTATCTGTTTCCCAAAACACTCTACCAATATGATATTTGTCCGGCTCAATAAACTGACCGTAAATATTAGGAGTAGTGTGTAGAATCTTAATTTTGTAGTCTCCTGTTTTCTGGGCACATTCCATCGCCAGCCTACCCATCTCACCAAATTCACCTATCTCTAGGCAATGTTTGGTATAGTCACCTATCACACCAATACCTGCTGATGTTAAAGCTCCTATGTCATGTCTATTAGCTTCTCCATACCCAGAATAATCTAGGGCGGGCCCGCAATATTTTATGTTCATTTTCGTTTAAATTTTTTGGTATCTTTTCTCGTCGTTGAGTTTAATTAACTTCCCACAAGCTTGACAGTTGATCGAAACGCCCAACATCTTGTTGGAGGTTTTGATGGCAACTTTGGTACAAGCGGGGCAAGCATATCTAAATTTCATTACCGGGGCTTTCACCTTAGGCTTTGGAACCTTTACCTCTTTGACTTTTTTTGCTTTATTGGCCATATTTAGTCCTAAATAATAACTACACTTGTTCTAATTCTAATACATTTTTAGTCTTTTTTTCAGAGATAGGTAGATCGTAGAGACTTTTTACCAACTCTCCGACCTTTAGTGCTGTTTTACTCAATGTCCATCGCTGGACGTATCTACTGGCCTCTCTTCCTTTCCTAACTGCCTCCTCAGGGTGCTCATAAACATACCTCATCTTTTTCCCTAAATCGTCTGCATCGCAAATAACCATTTTCCCCACGTCCTGACCTTTGTACCTTCTGTAGAGAGCCGGACACGTCTCTTTGACTTTAACCTCATACATTTTGTCTGAATCGAAATATTCCGTTAATCCGTGAGCATTAGGAATAATGACCGGAACCCCGGTGGCCATAGCTTCAAGCGGGGTCATTCCAAAACCCTCTCCTCTGCTTGGGAACACAAAACAATCAGATCCTCCCAATAAGTCCATCATCTGCTTGCCATTATATTTTTCACAAATGACCTTTATATTCGGATATTTCTTAGGATTGATAAAAATAGGTGGTGCTGGCAACGTAGTCTTTAGAATAAGTTTAACTGGCTCATCTGGCCCGAACTCTTTTACGAAAGCTTTAAATACCTCTGGAAATCCTTTTCTAATATTGAAAGCGTTGTAGTGAAGGAACACAAAATCCTCTTTTCTCCTATCCTTGACTTTTCTCGGAATATACTTGTAAATCTTATCGTCATAACCTAAGGGGATCACATCGGCCTCTATTCCTGATTTCTTAAACACTGACTGACACCACTTGGAGGGGACAATCACTTTATCAACCGACTTAAGGTACTCAATCCAGTCATCAGGTATCTTATCGCTCTCAAACATCGTATATAGAACCTTGACTGGCGTACTGATCCTCAAAGCAGAATAAGGACTATGCAATAAAAAACCAACCTTCTGTCCGTCAAAAGAGCTAGACACTCCAACCCCCATCTCTTTCAAATTACGATACAAAGCTTGACTGGCAACACCATACCCGTTCTTACCACCGGGAGCGACAGAAACGAAATAAACACCTCTCTTCCATCCATCTTCGAGAGTTTCCACCTCTTGACCTTTTAATGACTCTTTTCTTTTAGCCTCTTCAATCTTCAACCTTCTCTCTTCATCATACGACTTTGCTTCCTCCTCGGATAAAGCCTCAAAACCCCTAACTCCCAATAATTTCTCATAATGTTTTTGATCATCAACACAAACAATCCTTCCACCCGGATTTTTTAAATAAGGCATATGATCACTTTACAACGACTAGACAAATAAATCAATATGGTGCGAGGCGGGACTCGAACCCGTGCTGGCTGGTTTTTTATGCCACCGTGCTACCCTACACTATCTCGCAAAAAATATACATAATTATTATACCAAAAAACCCCTAGAGTCTAGGCGAAGCCTAGACCCCAAGGGGGTGACTTGTATTCTAACAGTTGTTTAGACTGATTCGATTTCGACTACCCTTCTTTGATCAAGTATTTCTACTCCGAACAAGAAGTCCAGGGTCAATTGGTGTGCCCCAAGGTCGGCATTGTACCAAAAGAGAGTCCTAAGACTCAACCCGATGTCTTCGTTGTTGATCACGGCATAGTTTCCACCGAAGCCTTTGGGGGCGGGTAGAGGTCTACTAGCAACCACCAAACCATTCTTGGTGTATGCAATATTGTGATAAGCAACCGGAGAACCGGAAGTCGGAACTAACTGAGATTCCCAAGTATCGATCCCGTAGGTTCGAATTACCTGACCATCTTTTATACTCTTGCCTGTGCCTCTTGCATCATAACGGGAGTATTTATCAGTCCCCAATAAATCATTAAATACGGTACCGTCAGCATAAAAGTGTCGCTGTTCAAGCTTTGGCACTTTCTGATCGGAGAAGAACTTGCGGATAGCAAGCATAGAGGCGTCGATCGTGGCATCGCTACTGCGATCCCAAGATACGGTGTTCTCAATACTCGAATGCAAATTCAACAGAGCGGATTCGAGAGCTTCTGCCAAGGCAATAGCTCCATCCTCAGCATATTTCATCTGAGTGTCCTGATTCTCCATTACTTTAGTAACGTCGTCGATGGTGAAGGTGACTTCCTTATGAGTGTCAAGGGTCACTTCGACGTTTGTACCTGTCGGATTCTGTTTCGTGAAATTCTCACCTACTGTTTTGTCGTTAGCTACGACAGCCCCAGTCTTAGGCACTTGGATTTTATCTCCAACCTGAGCAGTATCCCAATCAGAGTCTCTGCTTACAGTACGAGCAAGGTTCATGTAGCTTGCAAACCTTTGCAAACACTTTTGAGCTATGATCGTGGGGATAAAAACCGCATTGGTTGTTTGGTCTAATACATTTTCTGCCATTTTTTCCTTTAATTAAATAAAATTGCAGGATTCTCTTACCGAGGCAAATCTTGTTCTATCTCTCCCTTACTCATTGCTTCCATTATTTCTGTTTCGTTTTCTTTAAAAAATTTAGCATCTTGAATTTGAGAGTGTTTGAACTTAGGTGAGGCATTACCTCCACCTGCGGGACTTGTCCCAGCTCCTACATTTGTTTGAGTTCCATCCCCTACTAGGTAGGTTTTCTGCTCAACCAAACTTTTGACCGCTTCGTCAACTCCTGTTACAGAGCCGTCTTCCTCTAATTTAATAGATTTACGATCAATGAGTTGTAAAACTGCCTCAGCATCAACTACATTGGCTTTCAAAGCCGCAGATCTGATCACGTTATCGACTTTCGTCTGAGATAACTTGCCTTCAAGTTCTGCTATTTTCGTTTTCTGTTTACCGACAACCGTCTCGAATTTTTTACCTTTCAGTAACTTTTCCTCGGCAGCCTCTTCTTGCTTTTTAATGTAATCATCAGCCTTCTTTGCCTTATCGTTCAATTCCTTGAAGCGGGGGTGTTTCCAGAGTCTTTCATCTTTGAACACTGTGGCAATGTCTTGATCACTCAGTTTAGAGGGATCAAATGGCGTAACTTTCGGTTTTGTTTTTGTTTTCTTTTTAGGCATATTACTCCTCTTCGTTTTTTACGTGCAACGACCACTTAAGAATATTAATGATCTAGGTTAGCACTCAGCCCATATGACTGTCAAGTGTATTTACCAGTTTTATAATCATAAGCCTTTGTCTTTTTCGCAATCGCCTGATCAACTACATTTATAGAGTGTCGACAGTTGGGATGGAATAAACCACTGGACTCAGCCTCCGCCAGTGAAGAATATCCTTTAGTCTTTCCAGTGAGAGATAAGATTTTCCCCTCCCAAGGTCTGCATAGCTCACATTCCCCTTGATGGTCTGATACCTGAACTAAGTCATAATCATTTTCGGCCACCCGATTGACCAATCCAGTATTTCTAGCCTCAACGGTCTTGGTTCTAATAAGCATCTCTGTGTACCGATCTAAACTCCATTTCCTGCCACCTTTGTCAATTAGCGATGCCAATCCTTCATCCTGCAAAACTCCCTTAACATAGCTTTTGATGTCTCTCAGAGCACTACCGCTTATGACCCCCTCAGCCATTCTGAACTTGATCTCTTCTTTTACTGCCTTATTAAGTAGCAAGGTCGCACTTCTTTTGACTCCGGTGATACTCTCGGCAAAAGCCCGTGTGGTGTCGTCAATCAACGCCATCACCGCTTCTTTGTGAATAACATTAAATCCCTCATCAACCTGCAAAATCACACCCTGTCTCTGGAATTGCTTAACCGCCGCATCTGCTCCAACCTTATAATGATGGGGGATCTCCTTTTCAATAAATTCCTTGACATTCGCTCCAAGCTTCTCAAGTACAATCTCAATCTGAGCCAGAATAGCCCGGCGATTGTAAATACCGAAGTTGGTAGCTCCGTTTATTTCTGAAACTATTTTTTTGTAAGCCCGTTTATAAAGCTTGACTATTTTAGCAAGCTCTTTATCACTTAGTCCCGCCGTTTTTGGATATAGCACCTTTTACCTCCGCTTTCTTTTTAACCTGCTTGACTTTGTTAAAAGGATTATCAGCGACTGTTGATTGAGGCATCATAACTTCTTTCTCTTTCTTTATTTCTACCGCTTTTCGTTTAGCTGTATCCTCGTCAACCTGATCAATTCGCATAATTGCATCAACGGTCGTAGTAGTCCCGGCATCGATCCTCTTGTTTTCGTTCTCGATCTGTTCAACCAAATCCTGAGGTAAACCATCAGCCCACTCAAGTTCTGGCATAACCGCTTCACCTTTAAGTTTCAAATTCTTTTCTCCAACACCGACTTTCCAAGCCTTAGCCAAGAGTTGTGCCCGGTAGAGAATATCTTTAATAGCGTGGTTATAATAAAGCCTCTTCCTGGCCGCCTTAGCGACTGTCCTGAGCAACTTTAACTTCAAAGCCCTACCTGATTCCACCTTGCCATCACCCATACCCAGAATATCCGGGGAAGTCTCAGACATCATAAAAAACACATCGACCAATTTATCTATCTCTTTAAACGCATTCTCTAGTGAGGCATCCCAAACCACATACTCCGGTTTTCCATCCTCTGCATTTTTAATTTCAACTACACCTAAACTACCTTTTTTCACTTGGCCTTTTTTATCGAGTATTCCCGGTGGCACAATTAACAAAGGATCTGAATGTTTATCCAAAATATTGTCGACCTTAGTTAGACGGTTGTTTATGCCATAAAAAATAGAAGTCAAATCGTAGTAATCAGATATCCCCCAGAACCTAGTCGTAGTTTTCCAATTGGGAATATGTACCAACAAATGTTTATCGATCTTTGTAATCACACTATCCTTGATGTTTTTCAGTCCTGCCGCTTTAAATGTGGTCTTACCTTCAATAGTGTCACCTTTCATCAAGTAGATCTCGTTGACAATTTTTTTCGGGTGGTGGATCTCTTTTCTTAAATACTTCTGCTCTTTTCCAACACTGTTTTCTCTTTTAAATGCCCAGGCCAACTCCTTAACCTCAGGATCTTCGTCCACATCAAAAATATTGATCTCTGGGAAATAAATACCAGGAGGACAATTAGACATAAACATCTTTTTTCCATCTTTTATCCTTAGCTTAAAAAGCTGATCACCAGAATAAGAGTTAGACAAGGCATTCTCGTAAAACAAAACATCTAGCTTGTTCTCTTGCACAAAAGCGTCCATCCACTCCTGATCACCGTCTGGAACTTTAATCTTAATCGGCTCGGAAAATAACATATCAGCAATAACCTTGGAGATTAAACCCGCAAAGTTAGCACAAACATATCTCAGTTGGGCATAAGCCTTGTTGTATTCTTTACTGTTGATCTTAATATTGAAAGCATTGAAGTGATCGCCCATGAACAATTTTTCGTAATAAGAATAGCCTCTCAAACGAGCTACGCTAGTCTCATAAGGAAATTTTACTTTTTTTGCTATATTCGTCTCAGACTTCGCCATATAAAGATTTTACTACATTCTAACGATTATTAGAAACCAGTAGGTTTACTAGCCCACGTTCTTAGTTTCGGTTTCCAGTGTTTCCTCATCTGTAATGCTATCATGCCGGCAATTAAAGAATCGTCATGCTTTCCATCTGCATGCTCACGCTTACCATTGTCTTTTTTGACAAAAGTCTTCATTTCCTTGAGAGTGATGGTCGAATTTATTTTAATTTGTGCCTCCTTGTCTTCAAATGCAATTATGAAATCATCTATCATCACGTCCCTAGTCTTGGTGTTCGTATTCCACCCAACCTTCTTCGTTCTTTTTCGTGTCCTCTCATCGATTTTGGTAGTGAAGAAGTAATTGTCATAAATCTTAATTAAGAATAAAATCGCAGATAACATGTTATTTTCAACCCCAACAAAAGCTTCGTTATAGTAAACCGCCGCAATTTTGGTGATCTCAGCCAATTCATCCGGCCTAACCTTTCCATAATACTGAGCTACTTGCTCAAG